GTTGCAGGTCGAAAAATTTGCAGATACGGATGTTTCATAAAAGTACAAAAAGCTAATCCTGGTTTAATGCAAAAAGTAATGCAAAAATTAGCCGGTAAAGGTGGAAGAATCGGAGCATTGATCGCAGGCGCGGGGGCCGTGGGCCTTGGCACGTATGCCCTGATGGGAGATGCGGAGGCCGAAGAACCACGGATCACGGACCAGACTATGACTTATAATTCAACAACGGGTGAATTCGACGGTCCAGATGGTGAGCCATTGGATCAACAATCAAAATTAGACTGGGTTGCAGAGAATCCAGGCAAAGCAGGATTTATGGCTTTACCATTATGGATGGGAGCTGGATATGGATTGAGTGCTGCTGGAATGAAAAAAGCAGGACAACATTTAATGAGCTGGAAAGCAATTATCCCAGCCATGATGATTCCAGAAAAAATGCACCAATGGAAACAAGGAAAAGAAGTTCCCGAAATGATCACGGATCCTTGGAATGCGTTATGGGCTTTAGGAATTGATAGTTCTAAGTCTCTTGCAGCAAAAGGTAAATATTATGTTGATTTATTACCCGAAGGTCATCTTCTAAAAAAAGAGTTTGCTAAAGCAACAACTAATGCTGCTAAAGGCGCTATAGGGCGAAAAGCATTCGCGGAAACTGGAGCAGAGGTTTTGGGGAAAAAGTTCTGGCAATCTGGAGAAAAAATGACAAGACTTGGAAGATCTGTTGTATCTCCCGCTGCCGCTGGAACTGAATGGTCATTTCAAAAACGACTTAATCCCATGGTGAAGAAACTTGCTCAAGCAGCTGGTTCTCCATTTGCTAAAGGTGCGATGAGACAGGGACTAGGTACTTTAGCCAAAAGAGCTGCAATAGGACTTGGGGCAGCTGCTCTTTTACCTGCAGCTGTAGGAGCCGGTATTATGTCAGCCCCAGCAGTACTAATTGGTTTGGGAGCTTCTGGTATATATAGTCAGATTAAAGATTACCGAGATGGTAAAGCAATCGTAGATGGAATGAGAGCTAAAGGACAAATCTCAGAAGAAGATGCAGATAATTATATGGATCTTATTTTCCAAGGAAGTTTACCATTTGGTTTAGGTAATAGATTAATAGGGAAGGATGAAATGACAATAAGAGGACAAACTTTCAATCCTGAACAACAAAGAGGACTCCTAGCAGGAATGGAAGATCAAATTGATTTATTCCAAGAAAACAGAAGATTAGCAAGAGTTAAAGATAGAGAAGATGATTTTGATTGGTTTAATCCAGGTGGATTATTCAGTGAAGGTGGCCGTGTTGGTATGAAGTTTGGTGGAATGGATAGAAGAGGATTTTTAAAATGGCTAGCAGGATTAGGCGCAGCAGTTGTTGGTGGAGCTACAGGATTATTTAAAACAGGTGGTAAACAAGTAATAAAACAAGTTGCTAAACAAGCACCTAAGCAATTTGTGGGAGTGGAAGGTATGCCGGCGTGGTTCCCGAGAGCGGTGCAAAAGATTAAAACCCACGGTAAGTTAATCGAGATGGCGGATAAAGATTATGTTGGTGGAGATATTTATGAAATGATGATTCCAACTAAAGTAACACGAACTCTAAGTGGTAGACCCGGTCATAATGAAATTGTAACAGTAAATAAAAAAGTCATTCTGGAAGAAAACCCAGTAAGTGGAGAAATTGAAATGAATTGGAGCGTGGATGATTTTGATGGTGAAATGAAAAGACAGATTAATTTTAAACCGGGCGAATCAGGTTTTCAAAAATTTGGTGTGGATGATCCTCAAGGGGCAGCTCAGGGTGTGACAGAGTACCAAAGAGTTAAAGTGAGCGACGCAGAATTTACTTATGGTAATCCTGATCAGTCTGTTCCAGAACGAGATGCTTTTGAATTTAAAGATATTTTTGAAGAAGGAGATGAAGTCGTTAAAGGTTTAGAAGATTTAACAGGTAACAAAAAGATGGTAGCTAAAGATGGTTCTATTATCGATACGGTAGATGAAAAAGGTGTTGATGAAGCTTTCCAAAAGAAAATTTTTAAAGATATCGAAGGAGAAGGAGCTATTATACCTGAACCTGAAGGTAGCTTTGGGGTAAGTCAACAGGGCGACGTTTATGGAGAAGAACAATTTAAAGAAATTATTGGAGGAGAGATTCCCAAGCATTTACAGAAAAAAGCTGGAGGTGGTAGAATTGGATATGCAGATCGAGGCTTGGTTGGAACTACCACTGGCATGGTCACTGAATATGGAAGAGAAGTTTATGAAACTCCTGAAGGAGAACAGGTTTCTGAAATATCAAAAACTTTTCCTGTAGGGGGTATGTGGGTGAATGCACCGAGTATTCATAATGGTAGAGAATACACTGAAGATGAATTAAGAGAAATGGTTATAAATGGTGTCATTGAACCGAGTAGTGTGCATGAGACTAGAGAAGAAGCTGAAATGGAAGCTGAACTAAGAAGTGACACGATGAAACAAGAAAGAAAAGGACTTCAACGAGGAGGTGAAGAAGTGGAAACAGGTGCAATTGCAAGAAGACAATCTTTAGTACCTCCATTAGCAGGGCCAGATCCTCAAGGGATCATGGGCTTGTATTCTTCACCTAAACAAGTTAGAATAGGGTAACGTAGGAACATTATGGCAGATATAGATAAAGCCCTTCCCAATGTGAAGGAAAAAGTCACAGTTAATCCGGAAGAAGATTTACAAATAGAAGTTCTTAATCAACAAAATCAAGCGGATCCTGGAGTCGATGTTCAGGAAAATGAAGATGGTTCTGTTGATATAGATTTTGAACCAGGAAAAGTTGCTCCAGGTGGAGGAGAAGATCATTTTACAAACTTAGCAGAATTAATTGGTGATGAAGTTACAGGAAGATTAGCTTCAGAACTTTACCAACAGTATGAGGATTATAAAAGTTCCCGAAAAGATTGGGAGCAAACCTATACAACAGGTTTAGATTTATTAGGTTTCAAATATGTTCAAAGATCACAGCCCTTTCAAGGAGCTTCAGGTGCAACGCATCCAGTTCTTGCAGAAGCTGTAACACAATTTCAAGCAACCGCTTATAAAGAATTATTGCCCGCGTCAGGGCCGGTACGAACTCAAATACTCGGAGCTCCTACTAGAGAAAAAGAAGATCAATCCCAAAGAGTTAAAGATTATATGAATTATCAATTGACGCAAGAAATGAAAGAATACGATGCCGAGTTTGATCAAATGTTATTTTATTTACCTCTTGCAGGGTCCGCTTTTAAAAAAGTTTATTACGATGAAATGATTGGTCGAGCAGTTTCAAAATTTGTACAAGCAGATGATTTAATCGTTCCGTATTCTGCTACCTCATTAGAAGATGCGGAAGCGATTATTCAAAGAATGTACATGTCTGAAAACGATATTCGTAAAGCTCAAGTTTCAGGATTCTATTCTGATATTGATTTAGGAACACCTCATTTTACGGAAGATAGAGTTCATGAAGAAGAAAGAAAACTTGAAGGAACTAGAAAAACTTATGGTCGAAATGATCAAACTTTTACAATTTTAGAATGTCATGCGAATTTAGATCTTGAAGGTTTTGAAGATGTTGATCAAGAAACAGGAGAACCGACAGGAATTAAATTGCCTTACATTGTCACAATGGAAGCAGGGGGACGTAAAATTTTGTCTATTAGACGAAATTATCAACCAAACGATCCTCTGAAGAAGAAGGTCCAATACTTTGTCCATTTTAAATTCTTACCAGGACTAGGTTTCTACGGATTTGGACTGATTCATATGATTGGCGGATTGAGTAGAACTGCAACAGTTGCTCTCCGCCAATTACTTGACGCTGGGACGTTATCTAATTTACCAGCTGGATTTAAACAGAGGGGTGTTAGAGTTAGAGATGATGCACAACCTTTACAACCTGGTGAATGGAGAGATGTTGACGCTCCAGGTGGAAGTTTAAGAGATGCATTCTTTAATATTCCTTACAAGGAACCCTCACAAACATTATTGCAGTTGATGGGTATTGTAGTTCAAGCAGGTCAAAGATTTGCTTCAATTGCTGATACTCAAGTTGGAGATGGAAATCAAAATGCTGCGGTAGGAACAACAATTGCTTTACTAGAAAGAGGATCAAGAGTGATGAGTGCAATCCATAAAAGAATTTATAATGCACTTAAAGAAGAATTTAAATTATTAGCTAATATATTTGCACAATACTTACCACCAGAATATCCTTATGATGTTGTGGGTGGAAACAGGTTAATTAAACAAGCAGATTTTGACGAACGAATTGATATTGTTCCTGTAGCGGATCCTAATATCTTTTCCATGACTCAAAGAATTCAGTTAGCTCAAACAGAATTACAATTGGCTATGTCCAATCCTCAAATGCATAATATGTATGAATCTTACAGAAAAATGTATGAAGCGCTTGGAATTAAAAATATTGATCAATT